GCAAGAGCAACAAAGTCAATCGGAGGAGAAAAGAAAAGTTCAACATCGCTAAAATCTATTCCAGTAGATCGCATCGTATTTGACGAACGCGATGAAATGGCTGACGACATGGTAACTTTGGCTGAGGAGCGTGTGTCACACTCAATGATCAAAGATATCATGTATCTTGGAACACCCACCATTCCAGATTTTGGTGTGGACCAGATGTATCAGGACAGTGACCAAAGACTTTGGATGATCGAATGTAAAGCCTGTGGACACGAAACATGTCTTGAAATTGAATTTCCAAATTGTTTACAACGCAACAAAAATGGTGTGTATTATCGCGCATGTATGAAATGTGGGAAGGAGATTCACCCCCGTCACGGAACGTGGCGAGCACAATATAAAGACAAAACAAAAGACCTCGTTGGTTGGTGGATAAGCCAACTTAACAGTATGTACATTGAACCTGGACAAATACTTCATTTGTATAATAATCCCCCAAATGGTGATTTGTCTGAGATAATGAATTCAAAATTAGGTCGTGCATATACAGCAGCCGAAAACAGATTGACCCAGAATTTAGTCTGGGGATGTGCCGGACCCGATCCAATGATGTTTTCATATGAGGGTCCGTGTTTTATGGGAGTTGATGTGGGGAAGCAACTTCATGTTATAATCGGGTATCGTAAAACCCGACAACTCATGAAGATAATTAAGATTTGTGCGGTGGACAGTTTCAATGATCTACACGAACTTGCGTTAAAATATAACGTTGTTTCGACAGTTATTGACTATAAGCCAGAAATTCATAAGGTACGAGAGTTTCAAGCTGCAGAATCTCATGGTGTATTTGCTTGTGACTATGTTGAACGAAAGACTGGGTCAGCTTCGTGGGATGAACGAGATGGCATGATTAAAGTCAACAGAACAGAAATATGTGATGCCACACACGAACTTGTCATTACACCTGGGCGTCTTGAACTCCCAAGTAAATGTAAACCCATGATTGACTTTGTTTTTCAGATGTGTAATATTGCAAAATCACTTGTTGATGATCCACATGGTGGAAAAGAATACCGTTATCGATCACTTGGATCTACAACAAAGAAACCCGATCATTATCGTCACGCAATGAATTATGCATTGCTCGCATCAGAGCGGTGTGGAATTCAAAGCGACAGCGAATTAATATCACGATACTTTAACCAGAATCGCAGACGAAGTTCCACTAGTTGGATGGCTGCGTAATCTAGAATTGGCAGGGGAAGAGACAAAGGAGAAATACGACGATGAAATATTTTATAAAGTTGCACGATGGAAGTAAGTACGAGGTTGATGAGTTAGATTATAATACAATTAATGGGCGAATTGCTACAGGTCGGTACAATGGTTATTATCAAATGAGAGGGAAAATTAATACTGGTATGCAGTTTTCTTTCAAATATTTTTTGACTATTGAACAAGAAGGAACCCCCAGACCAAAAGATGAAATTGTTCGAAATATTGACATTAGTAAACGTAAACCACCCGAAGTTGGAAAACCAGTAAAACTACCCAAAGGATGTCCACACGATTGGGCAAATCCCGAAACGTATAAATATGTGGTAGAGAATGTTAATGGACGTTTTCAATATCGAAAACAGTGTCCATTATGTAATAAGGTTAGTTCACTTGTCAAACCAAAAGAAGTTGAGGCTGTTAAAAAAAGTCAAGGCAAAACTCTTGAAGATGTTAAAACAAGACAAATTATTGGAGCATAAATGTTAGAACGTTTAGCTAAATCGAAATTACTTAAAACTGTTCGTGAACTCTTTGACGAAGCAATTTCTGCAGACAGGGAGTGGCAACACAGCGCCAAGGAATCGTTTAAATTTCGAGATAATGATCAGTGGACAAAAGAAGAGATGCAGATTTTGGAGGAACAAAGTCGCCCGCATCTTACCTTTAATATAACAAAAGCACACATAGATTTGATTATGGGGATCAACGAAGATCAACGTAAACGCTATGTGTGCACCCCTGTGAATCCAGAAGATGATTTTAAATGTGAGGTCCTCAATAACATTATAACCCACCTCTACGAAAAGTATGAATGGGTTGATGAAGAGGATGTTTCATTTGAAAGTTCCGTGATTTGTGGGCGAGGATGGACAGCAATTGACTTTGACATTGATCCATTTTCATATGATCAAATCAAGATCACCGAGACAAACATCCCAATACATGAAGTCAGACGTGATCCGGCATCTCGAAAGCGAGATCTGAGTGATGCATCATATGTAATTTGGGATAAGTGGTTGAATGTCGAAGATTTTATTATCAAGTACCCCAACATGCAAAATAAAGTCAAGGAAGCTTTTGCCACTGGAAAATGGCCAGCACTTGAATCGTTACAACGGCTTTCACCGGAAGGTGATGACTCACCCTTTGGTGATATCGATGACATTGGGGATTACGAAGATAATCTTGACGTTGACTTTTATGATTCTAAAAAGCGGCAACTTCGTGTTGCGCATATGGAATACTGGAAAAACGTCAAGAAATATTGGGTAAGAGACCCAGCTTCCAAAAAGTGGGTACCGGTAGAAGAAAAATGGGAAAAGTTTAAAGAAAAGTTTGCCCTGATGTATCCGGACCAACAATTGGTTCATGAAACCAGAATGTCAAAAGAAGTTTGGTGGATACAATTTAGTGGTGATGAGATTCTGTTCCATGGTAAAAGTCCCATTAGTTACCCGGGGTTTAATATCATCCCCTGTTTTTTATTTGGAGATGTAAGTCGTAGACATGCCTATCATTTTGGTATTGTAGAACTCATAAAAGACGCACAACGTGAAGTGAACAAGCGTATATCTCAGATTCTGAATCTTATTAACCAACAAGTTCAACCCGGACTCTACGCAGAATCGCGGGCATTTCTAAATAAAGATCAGGCCGAACAAAGTGTTAAGGAAGCTGGGACAATTACGTGGTTACAAGATGGTGCTATTTCTAGTAAGCGTTTTGAACAACGGTCAGTGCCTACATTTCCTGCTGCAATTATGCAAATGGAACAGTTTGCACAAGAGATAGTACGACGTATAACAGGTATTAACCCTGATATGATGGGACAAAACGACAAACGCCAAGAGGCTGGAATCGTTGTACAACTTCGTCAGCAACAAGGAATGACAATTTTAAAGCCAGTTTTCAAAGCTTATGAGGCAATGAAGAAGGCGTTGTTTAGACGCCAACTAAGTATCATAACACAACACATGCCTTTGAATCAAATCAAACGTATTCTTGGGCAAGAGGAAAGATATGTTATAGATAACGAAGGATCGATTGTTGATCAAGAAACTGGAATGAAATGTAATATTAAAGACTTCCGGAATCTTGACGTTGATATTGATGGTGAACCTGAATCCGCATCCTTGACGCAAAACATGATGGAACTTGCAACATATACAGAGATGCAAAAGAATGGTTTTGTGGTGGATCCAACAGTAATTGTTTCGAAAACAAACCTTGCAGCAAGTGAAAAGGTACGGTGGATTGAGTACATCAGTAATCAACAAAAGGCCGAGGGTGAGAGTCAAGAACAATCTTTTGCTCTCGAGAAACAAAAACTTGATCAGCTTCATGAACGTGAGATGATGAAACTTCAAATTGAAATGCAAACTTCACAAGCTAAAGTTAGTAATCAACGTGAAAAGGATTTTCTTAAAACTGCAGCTGATCAAGCTAAAATGGACGATACACGTAATCGTGATATGGCAAATCTTAAACTTAAGATTGCAGAGCTTCTCAATAAGACTCGTGAGGGTAACCGAGCAGCAGCTCAACAGTTACTTGAACTTATGCAGGATACAAAAGCAGAACAACAGAAACTTGTTGTACAACTTGTGGATACATTTGTAAAAGCAAAGAAAGATATCACAGTGGCTAAGATACAGGCCATTGCAGCGAAGGAGGGGAAGAGTAATGAGCGACAAAGCGACAAAGCAAAGCCGAAATCCGGGAAGTAACAGAGTTGGAACGAATCTATTCGGTCGAGGCCAACGTGTTATTTCAGATAATTATCGGCGTGGTTATAAGAATATAAAGTGGGATTCCAGAGAGAAGACCACAAAGTAATTTACCCTTTGCCCTGAGGTTCCTCCCCCCCTTAGGGCAAACTCGGGCGGACGGTTTGGGTAGCTGTCCGCCCTACTTTTAATTTACCCACAATCGGGAAGAACCCTGTGAAGGAGAAATACTAATGCCAGATGACGATAAGAAAAAAGAAACCCCTATTGACGAATTAAATAAAACTATATCTGACGATTGATTTCTTTGAGAAACTTATTAAAACAGAAATCGAATTACCAACAGATGATGATCCGCCAAAGAAGAAAGTTGATGACGATCAACAAAAGAAAAACGATGACCCAACTCGTGAAGAGTTAGAAAGTAAAATCACCCAGCTTGAAAAAGAAGCAAAGGGTAGACTTACCGATACTGTAAAATCACGCCAAGAGCGTAGTCAGATGAAGACAGAACTTACCACTTTGAAATCAGCAGTTTCTGAATTGTTGGATAAGAAAAAAGGTAAAGATGAAGATACTCCAAAACCATTGGAAGACCCAAAGAGGAAAATAGAGTTTGAAGAAGATGAAAGTGCATTTGTAGATCTCAGTGAAGTTAAACAAGCCATCGAAAAACAAGATGAGAAAACACAAACACAACTTCAAGAGATAAAAGATGTGGAACAAAATCGCGTCTTAAAAGAACGGTACGAGTCTGAAGTTAATAAGGTACTCGATACTGATCGTGACAAATACGATCCAGCCTATAAACAACTACAGGTTGTACTTAAGTCTCTTAATGATCGTGTAATTGAAATGCAGAACAGAACAAATAATCTTGGTGACAAACACGGAGGTCTTGATGTTGACGTAGGAGTTTAATTCGAAACGTGATTTAAAAGCGGCATTGGACAACGTGGCTGGTACACTTATCAAGGACGATAAGAAAACTGATACGTTAGATGATAAATTAATCGATGAAGCAAAAAAGAAACCTGGTTCACTTGCAAATCAAGAGAATCAGAGTGGACGAAATGATACTTTAATTGATAAAATTTCTAATCTTAAAACAGAAGATATTTTAAATATCTCTGATGCCGAAGCTGAACGAATTGAAAAGCTTTTGCTCGACGAAGAAATTAGAGGAGATTAAATACAATGATTACAGCATTTGGAACTAATGATAGCCAAACTGTTAAGATCTGGAGTACGCTCACAATGCGCGAAGCTTTGAAACAAACTCTGTTTCATAAGTTTCTTGGTAAAGACAAGAAAGCCATAATCCAACGAATTACTGATCTTGAAAGACAGGCTGGCGACAATATAAAGTACGATCTGTTAATGCAGATGGGTGCCACCGGAGTAACTGGTGACAATAGAATGCGTGGGAACGAAGAAGCGCTTACTTACTACCAAGACAACGTTACTATTGACCAACTCAGAAATGCTCACGCGTTTCGTAGGATGAGTCAACAACGTACTATTCACGACCTTCGGTCGGATGCGAAAGCTAATTTGTCTGATTGGTTTGCGGATAAATACGATACGTATATGTTTAATTGTCTGTGTGGTAATACAGGTCATGCGTTTGGTCAGGTGGCTACAGCTTCCGACGCAGATCACTATGTAGTTTCTGGTGATGTGACAAATACAGGTGTTATTGCGACTGATGAGGCTAGTATTAGCTCTAATGATCAAATTCAGCTTGCTGATCTTGATTTTGCTAAAGAAAAGGCTAAAACTCTGTCCCCATTGATTCGACCTTGTGTAATTAATGGTGAAGAGTATTTCGTGGTAGTATTGCATTCCTACAGTGTAACTGATTTGCGACTGGATGTTGCAAACAGTGCCTATACATCTTGGCCGGATATTCAGATGTATGCCAATAAACGTGGACTCAAGAATCCTATTTTCGACGGATCTCTTGGTGTGTATAATGGGATGATTCTTTTTGAGTCTACCAGAATATTTACTCCAGCGTCTAACGTTAGACGTAATTTGTTTCTTGGTGCACAAGCCGGTGTATTCGCGATAGGAAATGCGTATCCTAGTTTGGCACAGAATCGTGTTGGTAAGGACAATCTTATGAGTTGGTACGAAGACTCAGATGATTACGGAAATGAAAATGGTATTGCCGTTGGATCCATTTTTGGAATGAAGTCAACATTATTCAATAGCGACGACTACGGTAAAATCGTTATAACTTCATATGCGGCTGCGCATTAAGGAGGTATAATTATGGCTGGAACAACCTATGATATGACTAATAACGATAAAATTCGAATCCTTGGTGAAACTTCACCTGGAATTAGTCCTATTTTAATAACAATCGATTTTACAGTAACTCCTGTGAACGCAACAGATGATAACTGGAAGATTCTAGAACTTAAAGATAACTGGATTTTACACAGTGGTTTTACTAGATGTACAGCATCTTCTAGTGCTGCCACCGTTGATATTGGTACTGCTGAAGATGGTACAGAATTGGATACGGCGATTGATATCTCAAGTGCTTTAACAGATTGGACAGTTATGGATACTCTTAAGGATGGGACTAAGGTTATTATTACTGATGACCCAGGTTACATTTGGCTTGATTTTAATTCTGCTGCAGTAAGTGATGGTATACTTGAGATTTTGTTGTATATACAAACTGCTCCAGGTGAAGATCATGAGGGTTTGTAAATAATCATGAGGGTTTGTAAATATAAAGGAGAAAAATAGATGGCAACATATAAAACTTTTGATGGAAGTATCTCAAACACAGAGCGACAACAAACCGCTTATACTACACCTGGTGATAATAACCAGATATTTGTAAGGCGTGCTTTTGTTGACACGACTAAGCAATCGCTCGTTGCTGCGACTCCGGATATTGCTCAATGTATTCCTGTGGCAATTAACGAGGTAGTTTTAGGTGTTTGGGTTCGGGTTGAAACAGTAGAGAGTACAGCAAGTGCTGAATTTAGTATTGGTTTAGATGCAGTTAATAATCAATTTATGGATGACGTTGTTATTGCTGTGGCTAATACAGTCAGTTCTGAGTTTACTGAGGCTGTCCACATAGCTAATAATAGTTCACATATCACCCTTGTTCCAAGTAACGCTGTAAACATAGATACTGGGGTAATTGAGGTGTGTGCATTAATTAGTAAATCATTTAATGTTGATGGCGACGTGCCCTCACCTGGTTATCATCATCCATTAGCGTAATAGGGATGATAGATAAATAAAGGAGATTAAATAATCATGGCGTATAGTGCAACTGCTAGCTCAACAGTTACTTATAATCGTGCACATTATAAACCGCACGATAAGTTAGCTGTAAGAGTAGCAAAAGGCGCATTAAATTGCGCGGCGGGAAATATCTTAGCCACTGCACAAAGTGTCACTATGTCAGTAGTTCCAGCAGGAAGTATTATTTTGGCTGTAAATATTGACGTAACTACGGCAGAAGGAGCCAACACTGGTCTAGATATTGGTTTGGCAGGTGGTGTACAATTTTGTATTAATGGTAACTCAGCAATCGCAACACAAACTGTGATGCTTGGGGTACCTTATTTAATACAATCTGCAACTAACGTAACACTTACAACAAATGGAGCTGCACTTAACAATGCTATTGTAGATTGTTATGTTTGTTATGTTGAATTTGATTCTTTAACAGCAGCTAACTAATAGGAGAAATAATTATGGCGTATTCAGCTACAGCTAGTGCAACGGTAACTCATAACAGGGCTAAATATAAGCCCCACGACAAGTTACCAATTCGCGTTGCAAAGGCTGCAATAAATTTTGCTGCAGGAGTTTGCGGCGCAGATCAAACTGTTAATGTGATAACAATTCCAGCGGGTTCAGTTATATTGGCTGTGAATTTAGATGTTACTACGATTGAAGGTGGGGCCGTTCCTATTGATATTGGTTTTGGTGAAGCCGGAGAACAATTTCTTTCTAATGGTGTTTGTAACACAGCAGCACAAACAGTTTGTTTGGGTGTTCCATATCTCATACAGTCTGCAACAAAAATTACTGCTACACCTGATGCAACAGCTCTTAGTACTGCTGTTATAGATATATATGCATGTTATATAGAGTTTGACAGTTTAACAGCAGCGAATTAGTTTTAACAAGGGGCCTTCGGGCCCCTATTTTAACGGGGGAAGAAATGGTACATAGTTATAGTTTTGAAGACATAGGAAATCAATTAATTCCAATTAGGCTTAGAGACAAATTTTTAGAAAATGCGTACAAAGAAAATGGAAAATATTTAAATCTTGGTTGTGGAAAAGAATATTATACCGAGCCAGGGTGGATTAATTTGGATGGTTGTGAAGAAATTAAAGCAGATATTCATTTTGATATTGACAATAAAAATTTAATACTTCCGTTTAAAACAAACGCATTGGATATTGTATGGGCATCTCACGTATTAGAACACATTTGGTATTTAAGAGCTTTAAAATTAGAAGTGGCTAGAATACTTAAAGTTGGTGGTACGTTTATGGCTATTGTTCCATATTATTTATGGTCTGATGCTTGGGGAGACGACACACATTGTAGAGCTTTTAGTGAAGCTTCTTTTATTAAGGCGTTTTGGCCTGGATTATCAATTGGTCAATTTGGACACATTCCAACCCATAATCCTAACGTAAAATTAGATAATAATCAAGCACCAGAGTTTTGGATATGGACAAGGAAAGAGAAACTTTAAAATTAACAAAAGCGGGGAAGAAGAATATGAAAAAAATATATTGCAGTATTATATCAAGAAACTTGGCATTTTGGAATATGTATATTAGTTTACAACAAGCTGCTAATTATCTTGGAAAAGAAAAGCAAATGATGATACAATTAGCTCCACTAATTGGAGATAGTTTAGTATCACGAGCTCGTAACACAGCGTTAGCAATGTTTTTAAAAAGTGATTGTGATTATTTATTTACCCTTGATGATGATATATCATTACCAAAAGAAGGGTTAGTACGATTGGTTGATGCTGATAAAGATCTTATTGGTGGTTTTTATAGATTAAAACAAGCTTTTAATCCAGAAAAAGAAGCGAGTGCATTTGCTGTACGTTTTCTTGATGAAATTACATTAGAAATGGATACTATAGTAGAGGTTCAATATGTGTCAAGTGGTTGTGTTATGTATAAAAGATCTTTTATTGAGCAACTAGTAAAAGAATATCCAGAATTGTATTATAAAAACAATATTGATAGTGAAGATAGATGGTCTTTGTATCAACCTTATGTTTATAAAAATGAGTATCTTTCTGAAGATTGGGCTTTTTGTCAACGAGCAAAAGACAAAGGTCATAAAATATGGTTGCATGGAGGAGTTAGATGTGATCATTTTGGTATTAAAAATTATGGATTTGAAGATTTGTCTCTTGAGATGGATAAAATAAAAGAGTCAAAAAATGAATTATAAGGGGAAGAAAACATTGATTGTTGGTTCTGGTTGTGGAAGATGTGGTACTTTGTCACTTGCTACTTTATTAGATGCACAACCAGATTCTACTATAACACATGAAAGTGGAATACCATTACCTTGGGAAAAATCATATATACATTTTAAATTATATGTTGAGCGAATATATAATACTTATCCAGGATTTTTTGTTGGGGATATTGCTTTTTATACACTTAATTATACAGAGTATTTTTTTAAAATGTTTCCCAATGTTAAATTTGTTTGTCTTAAACGAAACAAAGAAGATGTTGTTAAAAGCTTTATAAAGATGGTTAATTTACATAACACAAGTAATGTTAATATTATAAACGGGGAACATTGGAATGCTCTTTGGCGTACTAAATCACAAGGAATAACATTTTGGAGACATTGTCTTCCTAAATATGATTTACCACTAAAAGAAGCATGGGAAAAATATTATGATGATTACTATAATATAGCTACAGATTTAGAAATTAAATATTCAAATTTTAAAATTTGGGATATATAAGAAGTATTAAATTCTGAAATTGGGCAAAATAAACTTTTTGATTTTTTAAATTTAACAGAAAGGTTTATTATTCCAAATATAAAACGTAATTATATATTAACATAGGGGGATAAATTTAATGACTAAATCTTTAGTATTTGGTCTTGGTTCAGGACGTTGTGGAACATTGTCTTTAGCTGCAATACTAGATGCACAATATCTCACTACCGTTTCTTTTGAGGCGTATTATAAATTACCTTGCACACCAAATAGGGATGCTGTTAATCAGACACTTAAACTAATTAGTTTGCACCCAGGAAGAACAGTAGGTGATGTTGGGTTTTATTATTTATATTATGTTCCAACAATTTTAAAAGTTAACAAAAGTACAAAGTTTATTTGTTTAAAACGAGATAAAGAAGATACCATTGATAGTCAATTACGTGCGGGCCGTTCACTTGGAGCAATGCATGTGGTAGATGAGCATAGTAAATATTTTAATTATGATGCTTGTGATTTAAATAACCCAGAAAATATAATATTTAGAGCTTCGTTTCCTAAATATGATTTACCTCTTGAAGATGCTTGGGCTAAATATTATGATGACTATTATGAAGCAGCAGTATTCTATGAAAAAAATTACCCAAAAGAATTTAAAGTTTTTGATATGAATTCTGTACTAAATACAATGGACGGACAAAAGGAAATGCTTGACTTTGCAAACCTTGGAAGTACCTTTATAATACCAAATGTTAGAATTTTTAAAAAATTTACTGGGGATCCAAATCAATTTAAAACAGAGTAGGGGGAATATGCAAGAAACAACATGGGCACTGTTATTAACAGGTATGCCAAATTCGGGGAAGAGTACTATTGCATATAATTTAGTACAAAATAAATTACGTAACACACTTATTATTGACGGAGATCATCATCGTCAAATGCAGTTTTTGGGGGAAAAACTGGGTTTTACCAAAAAAGATATTTTAGCAAATACGGAGCACGTTATTAAGTTAGCTAAATTTGCACAAGAACAATGTATGAATGTTTTGATTCCACAGATTGCACCATATATTGAGCAACGAATAATGATGAGTGCACAACTTAATAATTTTAAAGAGGTGTATTGTGAGTGCTCATTTGATAAAAGATCTTCAAGACCTAATTTTAGAGACTCTGAATTGATTTACGAAGTAAGTAAAAAGCATGACCTCATTATAAATACTGGTGAGTTAACTATTGATGAGTGTAGTTTAGCAGTTATGAAATTATTAGAGGAAATAAAATGGCAACAGTTGCAACAATAATAAATGCGGCAGCATACGATCTTCGTAATTACGGAGCAAAAGAGTTTGACTCTACACAGATGATTCATTATCTTAATAGGATGATATAGGATGATTATTCTATTAGATAGAACTCTTATATCTCATAATTCAGATCAAACACTCACAGAGAGTACGATAACACTTGACGATGGTGAGGATTTTGAACCGGTGCCCACAGTAACAACTGTGAATATACGTGAGATTTGGGATGATGATCAAACATTGCTTTATCGTATGAGTGCACGAGAACTTTATAAACGTAGAATGCACCGATATGGTGATACTGCAGAACCAAGATACTGGGCTCATGTTCAAAATAATATTGAATTTGAAGTTGAAGCTGATGATGATTATGACTTTATAGTATACCATGATGTAATGTCAACTCCACTAACAGCTCTAACAGATACTATGCCGTATGATAGTCGTTATGATGAGGCTATTCGTGAAGCTCTTGTAATGGCTGTTAGAAGTCGTAGAAATGGGAAGTTTGAACAAACAGATGCTACATATCTTCAGATGTTTAATGAGACAGTACATCAAGATATAGTTAACAGAAATTTCATACCTAAAGTAAGATTGGATTTTTAGCCATGGCATTTACACTTGCAACAAGCGTAACAGAGGTTAGGGCTCTTGTCAACGAAAGCACCGCCTCTTTTTGGTCAGATACTGAAATTGAAAGTTGGATTAAACAGGGGTGTTTGGATTGGACCGAGAAGACTCTTCTATTAACTTATGAGGATAGAATAGCATTAGTAACTAGTACAGTTACATATACTTCTTCTGTTTCTAATTATATTGATAGTGCTATTAGAACTTTACATGCTAAGTTTTCAGGAAAAGCTTTAAAACGATTAACATATGAAGAATTGCATGAGCATCATCAAATGGTATTAGCAACTAATGAGAGTCCAGAATATTATTATGACAAATATGATGGTCTTACATTTACATTTTATATTGCTGATACTCCAAGTGTAGTACAAAATGGGGCTTATGTGAATATGCTTTTTGCATGTCGTACGGATGATATTACTAAAATACCATATGAATATCAATCTAATATCTTTAATTTTGCGGCTTCAAAAGCAAAGATGAAAGAACGTCAATGGCAAGAGGCACAACTTTTGTGGCAAATATATCTTAATAATATATCATTTGCACGAAAAGATAAGCTTGAAATACCCGAACAGACTTCCGAACATTTCAAGGAAAAATAAAATATGCCAGAAGAGCAAGAGCAAAATATTTTTGATACTCTGAAACAGTTGCCTGATGTTAAGAACATTGAACAACCTGATCTCATGTTTCCATTTGATGGTGCATGGTTGCCTTCAAAAGATGCTGCACTAATTGGACCAAAGAATTTTCAAAAGCTCACAAACATGCGGTATTCTGATAATGGTATTGAGGGTGTTACGGGATATACCGAAGTCAATACAATTCCCATCTCAACTTTTACATCTATTAAAAGTGGTATTCATCTTAAAACTGTGGACCGAACGCAAGTAGATTATGTACTTACACATGCTTTAGACAGTAGTGGTAATGGACGAATATTTCAAAATCAAACATCTGTAGGTGATCAGGGTGAGTATATGCGTGACTTTGATAGTGAAGCAAACAAGATAGTTGACGATTATGGTCTTGATGCTAAAGAGTTTAGTGATTGGGAAAATCTTAATAGTACCGACACACAGGATTCCACAACTGCTCCAGATGGAACCAATACTGGGGTTAAAATAACTGAGGATGGTTCAGCAGCAGCTTCTCATAATATATACTATGAGGAACAAGCAATTACTGATGATACAATTTATACATGGTCTGCTTTTTTAAAAGGGGGAACCAAAAATAGGTGTGTGATTCTTATAGTAGAAGATGACCCCTGGGTTGATTATTTTGGCATAAATGTTGATCTGTCTGCCGGCACAATTGCAGAAGTTACAGATGCAGATGTAACATTGACAAGTTCATCAATAACCGCATACCCCAACGATTGGTACTTAGTTACAATCACTGGGGAGTTTGGAAGTGCCTCATCAAATCAACATATGATGTCTTTATATTTGACCGAATCAGATAGTAGTTGGACTTGGGCTGCTTATAATGGTGATGGTGCTTCATATATTTATGTGTGGGGTGCTAAGATGACACAGTCAACGTCATATCAAAATGTACCACATATATTACATACAGATGCCTCAGTAAATCTTGATGGTCGTTTTAGTAGTGCCCCATCTGGAAATATTGCTTATGCCAACGGTGAGGAGGTTAAGATTTGGGGTGGTGAAGAAAGTACAATTGGTTCTGCATTTACAACTACAGGTGCCGGCGAGGCTCTTCCAATTGATATAACTGATAAACTCATAAACTCCCGATCTGGTGCAACACAACGTGTAACTTTTGATTTTGCTACCCGACCATTTTTGACTATTCTAACAACACGACCAGCACAAGCTTTTAAGTTTTATGTTCAATCCGC